GATCAGCTTCTGCAGGCGGAACGTGGCAAGTTGGTCGTTGATCGTGACCTCGAACTCGTAAGGCACGTTCGTGGCGTCGCCCGGCGCGGTCGCCAGCACCAGCGTGCTGATGTCGGTGAAGCTCGACACCGTGCGGGCCACGCCGTTGATGCGCAGCACGAAGGGGGCCGCGATGAACGGGATGAACGGGTCGCCGGTAAGCCGCGTCACCGTCGAGTCGACGACGTTGCACATGCCCGAGCCGGTCACGGCACCGAAGTGGTAGGTCTCCTCGAACGACGAAGCGAACGAGACAGCGCCGCCGCCGACCTGCGTGACCGTCATCGAGTCGACACTCGGCACCGTCGCCACGGTGTAGACGGCCTCGCCGAAGTAGAAGCGCCTACCGATCCACGCCGTCGAGAAAGGCGTGCCGCGCGTGCGCGTGATCTGGTTGGTGCCGCTGACCGACTGCCCGATGCCCTGGCTGGTGCTCGGGTACACCAGCATCTCGACGGTCTGCTCGTTGCGCGACGGCTGCACGCGGAGCCAAGTCGCGTGGCCGTCGGTGTTGAACAGCGTGCCCTGTGAGCCGTGGGCCGCGTCGCCACCGCCGATCTGCAGGCCCTTGCCGAGGTTGTTGGCGTTGGAGCCGATCTTCAGTTTGTCAGAGGTGACGAGCACAGCTCTCTCCGTTGGGTCATAAATCCAGCCGCTGCCCGTGGGCGCCGGCGGCACGATGAAGGGGCCTGTTCCCGTGCGGGAGACAAGGGCCGCGCGGTAGCGCCAGAGGGGCCCGACGCGCTCACGGTCGAGCAGCCCATCGGGGAGGAAGTTCGCGGTGATCTCGAGCAGGCCCTTCTCGGTGCGCAGCGGGATCGTGAACTCCAGGGTGCCGGCCAGCAGCGTGACCTCGACCCACTCCACAAGCGCCGCCGCATGGATCTCGGGCAGCAGCCACTCGACATCGAAGACGGTCGGCGTGTCGGTGCCCGTGGGCTCGACGTAGGGCGTGCCGCGGCGCGGGCTGGCCACGCTGAAGGCTGCGGCCTTGCTGGTGCGCTTGGACGCGAGGACGGTCGGCAGGCCGGAGGGGTAGGCGATAGGCACCTGCGGCATGCTAGGAACGCATGCGGGCCGCGCCGGGGCTACATCCGGGGCCTGACGTTGGTGCTGCTGGTCAGGGCCTGGAACTGCGGGCCGCTGTTCTCGCGCATCTGGTTCACGAAGTTGGCCTCGGCCCGCGCGACCGCGATCTCGATGGTGCGCGACTCGTTGTTCACGCTGGCCGTCGTGCCTGCCGGGGCACCGTAGACGTTGATCGTCCAGCCGCCGCCACCGCCGCCCAGCTCGTCAGCCGGTACGACCTGGCCGCTGGTGTTCGGCATGAGGAACTGCCGCCCGCCGCTGCCGACGAACATCTCAGGCCGACCAGTCTCGTTAATGCGGTACATGCTGCCGGCGCTGACGGGGCCGCCGTACTGACGGCCGCCGCCGTAGTTCACGCCCTGCATCGTGCTGATGATGCTGCCGGTGGCCGCCGCCACGCTGGCCATCGCGCCGATGTTCGCCGGGTACGGCAGCGCCGAGGCGTTGGCGATGCCCTGCTGGATCTTCAGGATGGCGTCGGCGATGGCGAAGCCCTTCGACGCGACGAACATCGCCTTGTAGATGCCGCTTTGCTCGCCGGCAAAGCTCTTGGTGATGTCGGCCAGGCTGCCGAACAGGCTGCCGTAGGCGTTCAGGGCCTGCGACTGCGTGGCCATGCGCTTGGCCTCCTGGTCTGCCAGGATCTCGGTGATCCGCAGCGCGGTGTCCTGCTCGAGCTGCACCTTGGCGGCGGCGTACAGCGCCAGGTTCTCCTGGTCGAGCGCGGCGTATTCGCGGAGTAGCGCGCTCTTTTGCTCGAGCTCAAGCTGCAGCCGGGCCACAGGGTCGTCGCCGATGGCCAGGCCCATGGCGAACTGCGCGCCCTCGTCGCGCTTGCGCTTCGCCTGCTCCTCGGCCTGGGCTTCCTGCTCGCGCCGGCGCTGCTGGTTCTCGAAGAACTTCTGCGCGGCCGCGTCGGCCTCCTCCTGCACGCGGCGCTCGCCCTCGATCTGCTCGAGATAACCGCGGGTGCGCTCGTCGGCCGCCTTCTTCGCCTCGTCGGCGGCCTTCTTCGCGGCAGCGGCGGCGGCCTTTGCCCGCGCCTCGGCCTCGGCCCTGGCTTTCGCTTCGGCGGCGGCAGCGGCGCGCGCTGCGGCTTCCGGGTCTGGGGCCGGCGTCGAGGGAGCTACGCCACGGCCGATCCGGCTGCGCATACCCTCGCCGAGAAGCGGTCGGCCGCCAAGGCTGCGTGCGTCGGCCGCGTCGAGAGCGCTGCGCGCCGCGGCGGCGTCGGCCTTGATCTGGTCGCCGATGGCCGCGGCCTGCGCGAAGTCGCCGCGCATGACGGCCGCGATCTGCGCACCGATGCCGCCGATCTCGCGGCCCACGCCCTCGAAGACGAACCGGACATTCCGGCCGAGCACGCTCAGCGTCTGCCAGGTCAGGTCGGCGGCGTCGGCCACGTAGGACAGCACCAGCGTCGTGCGGCGCGACCATTCGCCGATGGCGTCGTTGCGGCCCAGGTTGTCGGCCTCGCCTGTTGCTGCCTTCAGCTCGTCCGCCAGAAGGCCGACGGCGTCTGCCGTGCCCCGCGCGATGCCGGTCAGCACAGTGCTCGTGCCGCTCAAGTCGTCGGCCGCCTTGCTCGCCATGCGCAGCTGGTCGACAAGGGCGACCATCGCCGCCTCGAAGGTCTGCGGCAGCTTGTTGAAGTCGGTCTCGATCTGCCCGGCCGCCTTCGTTAGCGCCGCGGTCACCACGTCTGCCGTCAGCTTGCCCTCCTCGCCGAGCTTCTTCAGCGCGCCCACCGGCACGCCGATACCGGCGGCCAGCTGCTTCATCAGGTACGGCGCGTTCTCGAGCAGGCTGCGCAGCTCGTCGCCCTGCAGCTGACCGGAGCCGAGCGCCTGGCCGAACTGCGTCATTGCGCTGGCGGCCTCGCCTGCGCTGGCGCCGCTGACCTTGATCGCCATGGCCAGCAGCTCGGTGATCCGCAGCGTGTCCTGCTGCGTGCCGCCCATCTGCATGATCGAGCTGTTCAGGCGGGTGAAGACCTGCACGCTGTCGGCCAGCGCGGTCTGCGTGCGGACGCTGATGCGCGCCAGCGCGTTCATCGCCTCGGCGCCGCGCTCAATGCTGCCGGCGGCCACCTCGACCCGGGCCGACAGCAGGCGCATGTCGTCGGCGACCTGGGCCATCTTGATGAGGGCCAGCGCGGCGGCCAGGGCCTTGACCGCCAGCGCCACGGCGCCCATGCGGAACTCTGCAGCTCGGTCATGGAGAGCGCGGCCGCCTCGTCGTGCGACATTCCCAGGTGCACGCGGCCGAGGGCGATGAACTGCGAGGCGTCGAAGCGGCTGCTGTAGCTGCCGCCGTCGCTGGCCGCGGCCGGGTCAGGCTTACCGCAGACGCCGTGCTGCATCAGGTGCCGCGCCAGGATCAGCTGCTCGCTGGCCGGCATCTCGCCGTCGTGCTCGCCGTTGTCGTCGTCGAGCCAGCCGATCAGCTCGCTGGCGTCGTCCTGGTCGCACAGCACCGCCAGCACCTCGCGCGCCACGCGGGCAGCACGCGGGCCGTGCAGCGCCGCGTACACCTCGACGACGCCCTCCGGCGTGCCCAGCTCAGCGATGCGGCCGATGCTGGGGGCGAATGTCCACTCGCGCCCGTCAGGCAGCTGCGCGCGGACGAAGCCGTGCTCGACCAGCATGCCCGGGGCGCTGGCCGGTCAGAGGTTGAACAGCTGCGCGACGCAGGTCGCCGCGCCGGTCAGGGTCACCACGCCCTGGCAGTAGCTGCCGATGGTCGACAGGCGCACGGCGCGCGACAGGCCGGCGCCGATGACGATGTCGTAGCCGCCGGCGACGCTCACGTTGCCAAGGCCCGGGACGCTCACGGTCGTGCCGGCGTCGCCGTCGATCTTCAGCGTCAGGCTGCCGCCGGTCGGGTTGCGCACGACAAGCAGCTGCACGCGGTTCGGCGCGAAGGTGATCGTGTCGCTCGCCGAAAGAGTCGTGAGGGGCGCGGCGAAGTCGCCGTTGACGTTGGCTTCGATGCTTGCGATGGCGGCCATGGTTCAGGCTCCTAAAGTGGTGCGGCGGTCAGGCCGGGGTGAAGGTGACAGCGCCGTTCGACTGCGCGCTCGTGCTCCAGGTGACGACGTCGTCGTAGGGCGACGCGCTCTCCCAGGAACTGAAGATGAACGGGCCGACCGTCACGCCGTCGGGTCCGGTCTGGCGAATCCAGGCCTTCGGCTGGTTCGCGGTGCCGGCGCCCGGGTTGTAGATGTGCGCCTTCAGCTCGGCCTGGTTGTGCACGGCGTCGGTGTAGGCCACGCCGTCGCCGCTGAACTCGACCTGCTTGTAGGTCACGAGGCTCTGGCGGGTGAACTGCGGGCTCTTGTCGCCGGTGGCGTCAACCACGTCCCAGTTCACGTTCATCCCCTTGCCCCGCATCATGCCGAGCGTCTTGAAGACGAGGCTCCCGAGGGTGGCGTTTTCGTCGCCGATGGCGAACTCGATCAGTACGTCGCGGCCGGTGTAGGCGGGCATGGTGGTTCCCTTTCAGGTCAGGCGGGTTCGGTTTCGGTGATGGCCGCGATGGCGACCGTGAAGACAGGGCGCCCCTCGGCGCTGGTCGTGAAGCTGGGCTCGCCGGGCGCGAGGTAGACAAGGCCGCCCGCGCTGGCGCGCATGCGCTGCACCAGGGCCTCGACGATGCTGGCGGTCTGCGTGGCGTCGCCGTTCGGCAGGCCGAGCACGTCGAGCGTGAACAGGGGGCGGCGCACGAGGTCGCTGTTGCTGCCGCCGGCCGGCTTGATCACCGCGTAGCGCTTCAGCGGGTCAGGCGAGCCGGCGATGCGCGCGAAGCTCAGCACGAAGCCGGGCAGCAGCGGCGCGATCAGGTCGCGGATCGACTCGGCCGGGCTCACAGCCGCATGCCCCGCTTCAGCGCCTGCTCGACCAGCGGCCGGGCCTGCTCTGCGCCCTTGCGCAGGAACTCAGGCTCACCGGACGGGCCCCACACGACGCCCTTCCCGCTCGGCCGCGGCGTGTTCGTGCCCAGCAGCGTGCCGGGAGCCTCGTGCACAGCGGCGGCGTACTCGGCCGTGTAGCCGATGCGGCCACGAACGACGGTGCCGTCCTGGCTCACGTCGCGGTATTGCGAATTGATGAGCGTCGAAGTCTCGCGCGGCGTCATGCCCGCGGCCTCGCTCCCGATCGGGATCAGCATCGTCAGCACCGTGCGCTGGGCGCGCGCCTGCGTCGCAGTCAGGAACTGCGGCATGCGGTTGACCACGCGGGGGCGATTCGTTGCCATGCCGGGCATGCTAGGAACACGCCCAGCCGGGCCGCCGTCAGGTGGCGATGCGGAAGTCCGGGGCGCCCTCGGGCCTGAAGGTGTCGGCCCACGTCGCCACGGCCCGCACCTCCCGCGCGCCGGCCGCGTAGGGGTCGGCCACGCCCGACGCGCCGATCAGCACCATGTCGCCCTGCTTGATGCCGGGCAGCGAGGTGTAGAGCAGCAGCTTCGTGACGAACTCGTCGCCGCGGGCGCTGACCATGCGGCGCTCCTCCTCGGCGTAGTCGCACAGGAACAGGCCGGCGATCTCGTGCGTGGTCTGGCCGCCCCATGAGTCCGTGGCCACCAGGCGCCAGAGGGTCGCGGTCTGGCGGTAGGACCAGAAGGCCGAGGTGATGGGCTGCGCGAGGTAGGCG